TCTGATACACCTTCAGGTAATGTTGTAGGTTCTATATTAATAGGAAATTTATTATTTGCAAATAAAACATCTTGAATTTGAGCGTATGCTCCAAGCGTCTTTGTCTTTGTTGTCTTGACAAATACTCTTGATTTTTCAGCTTCAGAAAATTGTACATCAGGTCCATAGATACCTCTATAGTTACGATAGGCTCTTAGCCATCTCTGTTCATCTGATCGTCTATAATCTGCTGCTCTTTTATATCTGTCATTTACAAAACGTACAATACTAGAAATATAAGGTTCTTCTTTATCAGGGGAAGATACATCATCTAATGCTACAGCCTGATCTTCTAATACTGATTGTTCTTCTTGTTCTTCTGCCATATGTTAATATCCAAATTTCTTATCTGATGGAGTAAATTTTGGTTTTGCTATACTTGGATCAAAATCAAATATATTAAAACGAGGTCTTGACATAACTCCGTATCTTAATGCGTCATAAATATGATCTTCTGCTGTTGTATCTACATCTTCAGGGTTTTTCTTATCTATAGGTATTGCAGGAATTTGTGATATTGTTTCTACACAGTTATTAAAAAACACTAATCTTGGTTCTTCTGTAAATTCATCTACCTGTAATCTTCTATGTATCTCATTCTTACCTGAAACACGAGAACCCTTACTTCTGTCTGAAGGTCTAAAACGACAACCTTTTAAAATCATTTGTTCAGCTAAACTAGGTCCTGTGTCTCCTCTTTTATGCCAAAGAGAACTATCTAGTACTCCATATTTTAAATTACCATCTTCAGCTTCTAGTTCTAATATCATGTCTGCCAAATCTGTCGCAAGAACTTTAGAAACATAAAGTTCCCTATATACAACCAATTGCTCAGATGGCGATACAGCAAACCAAACAACTGCCGAATAACTGCCATAACCATAGTCGCAAGACCTGAACTTAATCCAACTACTAGGGATAGTAAAAGGTTCAACAACATGTATATCCCTATTAAATTCGGTAAATGCTGCACCTTCTTTAATATCCCAATCACCTTCCAAAAGTTGTTTTCTTTGTTGTTCAGGAAGGGAAAGTAACATTGCTTCATAGTCTCCACCCTCTGAGAGGTATGGATTATCAGATA